AGATATGAGTCAAGAGTTGGAAAGAAGATATGAAAGTGAATTATTAAGAGCACTTGATGCTGATAATCAAGGAACGTCTACTTTCATTTCACCACAAACATTTTATGGAGACGGAATATAATGGGTAAGTATGCATCAGGTAAACACGCTTTAGCTATTTCTGATAGATCAGGTATGGCATTTCCGTATGATGAAATGGTTAGAGAATGGAATGGATTTTTAGTTCACACTTCAGAATATGAACCAAAACAGCCGCAACTACAACCAAAACCAGTTGGTTCTGATCCACAAGCTTTATATAATCCAAGACCGCAACCTGCATCTAAAACAAGTTTAATTCTTTTAAGTAACAATCCTTTTACAACTGTTATTTATGGTGGAACAACTTATGTAAATGTTTTTTCAGAAAACCATCAACGAGCTGCAGGCTCTATTGTAAGATTTAGAGGAGCACCTATCGTAACCGCTGCTGGACCTGGTGGTGTATTTCCGATTCCAGCTGATCGTAAAAATTTACAACAATTTGCAACTATACCTACATTTGATAATGTTAGTGATTTAAACAATACATCTGGTTTTACAATCGCACTTGGACAAATAGATTCTGCAGGAAATATCACAGGGGCTACAACAGAAGATTCTTTAACACAGCCTATAAATTATTTTCACATAACAAGCACTAGTAATGCCACAACAGGTGGTATATCAGGTGGTGGAGATAATTGTTCTGCGGGACCAGTAACATTAGGAGTAGTAAACGGATAATGGCATACACTTTAGCAAATTTACAAACAGATATTAGAAACTACACAGAGGTAAGTAGCAATGTTTTATCTGACACTGTGTTGAAAAGATTAATTATAAATGCAGAATTAAAAATACACAGAGCAATTGATACTGATCAAAGTGTATTTTACGCTACATCAAATTTAATTATTAATAATAGATATGTAACTATTCCTTCTAATTTAAGATTTATAAGATATGTTCAATTAAAAGATTCAGCAGGAAATCAACACTATTTAGAACAGAGAGACACAAGTTTTATGGCAGAATATTATTCTACACCAGGTACAAATTCTGTAGATATTCCTAAATATTATGCAAATTGGGACGAAGAATTTTGGGTGGTAGCCCCCACTCCTGATAAAACTTATGAAATTACATTAGCCTATGATAAAGAACCAGATACAATAACAGATACAGAGTCAAATCCTCCTTCTCCTCCTTCTACTACAGGAACTTATTTATCAAATAAGTATTCAGACTTGCTTTTATACGCGTGTTTGGTAAATGCATATGGATACTTGAAAGGTCCGCAGGATATGTTACAATACTATCAGGGCGAATATAGTCAAGCTCTAGAAACGTACGCTCTCGAGCAAATTGGGAACAGACGCAGAGACGAATATCAAGATGGTGAAGTTCGGGCTCAACTTAATGTCAAACCACCATCGAGTTATGGAAAATAAATAGGAGAAAATAAAAATGGCAAACGTAGTACCTTATTCATTCGCACAAGAATTGTTAAAAGGAACACATAACTTCACATCTAACACTATAAAGTTAGCTTTGTACGAAGCTGGATCCGGAGCACCTTATACTGTTTCAAGCACAGCTTATAGTTCAGGAACAGCCAATCAAGTTGGAACTTCTGGAACTGGTTATACAACTGGTGGAAACACTTTGAGTAATCCAGTTGTTGCAAACCAAACAAATGTTGCAACTTTAACTTTTGATCAAACGCAGTGGTCATCAGCAACTTTTGGTGCAGCTTATGGAGTTATATATAATAATTCAGCGTCTGATAAGTTAGTTGTTGTTTTAGATTTTGGTGGAACAAAATCTTGTTCAAACGGAACATTTACAATTACGTTCCCAAGCACAAGTTCAGGTACACCTGCTGGAACAGACTCGCTTATTAGTATAACATCGTAGTAGGAGAATAAAATGGCTTTGGTTTTAAACGACAGAGTAAAAGAAACTAGTACAACACAAGGCACAGGTGATATCACACTTGCAGGTGCTGTAAGTGGTTTTATAACATTTAATAGCGGTGTTGGAACTTCTAATACGACTTACTATTGTATTTTTGAACAAGGCACGAATAATTTTGAAATAGGTGTAGGAACTCTTTCAGCTTCTACAACTTTACAAAGAACTACGGTTATTACAAATTCTGCAGGTAACACTTCAAAAATTAATTTCAATACAGGTGGTTCAAGCACACTTGATGTATTTTGTACTTTTCCTGCAAGTAAAACAATGGATATGGTATTAACAACACAAGGAGATATGCCATACGCATCAGCAGCAAATACACCTGCACGTCTAGCATTAGGATCAGCTGGACATATTTTACAGGTAAACTCTGGCGGAAATGCTCCCGAGTGGGCAGCATCAACTTCTGTTAGTTCTGGATTCGTGATTGCAATGTCAATCGCACTCTAGTATAAGGATAATTATGGCTCAAAATTTTAAAAACTACATTCAAAGAAATATAGGGACATCACCAGTAGATCTTTTAGGTGGAGCTACTAACAGTATTGATTGTTTAATTAGTGTAAGATTAGCTAATACTACAACTTCAACAATAAACGTAGAAGTTTATATCGAAAGAGGTGGATCTAATTATTTTTTAATTAAGAATGCGCCCATAGTTAGTGGTGGATCTCTTGAGCTAATTGATGGGGGCAGTAAAATTGTTCTTGCTTCTGGAGATCAACTGTATGCTAAATCAGATACGGCATCATCTTTAGATGTAGTGGTAGGCGCAGTAGATGATATAAGTACGTAAGGAGAATCATGGCTTATTTAGGAAACGCTCCAAAACAAAATTTAAATACCATGAACTCTCAACAGTTCAGCGGTGATAATTCAGAAACAAATTTTACACTTTCACAAAGTGTGGCCAACACTGCAGAAGTAGAAGTCTATGTTGGAAATGTTAGACAAGATCCATTTTCAGCTTATTCAATATCTGGTGGTACAACTTTAGCTTTTACAGCAGCACCTCCAACAGGAACTAATAATATCTATGTAGTGTTCCAAGGTAAATCAGTCGGTAATGTTGAACCAGGAGCCAATAGCATTCAAGCAGGAATGATTTCTGCAATCAACGGTGGATATAAAAACCTAGCAACAGTTTCAGAATCAATAACAGTTTCTGCAACAGATAACATGATGTTATGTGGTCCAGTATCTTTCACAGGCACAGTAACAGTTAACGGAACATTGACGGTAGTATAATGGGAACAATATTTGTAGATAATATTAAACAACAGTCTTCACAAGGTAGTGGTACAATTACCATTGGTGCAAGTGGTGAGACAGTTGCTTTAGCATCTGGTGTTGTACAAAGTAATTTAAACTATCCAGCTTTTGATGTATTTTTAAGTGCAGACCAAACAGGAATTACAGATCAAGCGTACAACTTAGTAAAATTTGATTCTGAAAAATATGATACAGATAGTGCTTTCGATACAACAGATGGCCAAAATAGGTTTACAGTTCCTTCTGGTAAAGCAGGAAAATATGTTATTTATGGTGGAATTGAAGCAAACCCAAATGCAGATAATCAAACCGAAGAAGCTATAATAGCGGTTTATAAAAACGGTTCAATATTTAGATCAAGTAGATTTAAAGGTAATAATACAGATGGATCTAGGTATGCACCCATAGTAATTACCACTACTATGGATTTAGCAGTATCTGATTATGTTCAAATATATTTTTATGGTTATGATACTAACTCTGCACATAAGTTAATGAATACAAACACCTTTTTCGGTGGATACAGGATAGGAACATAATATGGGAACAATTAAAGCAACAAATATAGAACCAATCGCGGACAACGGCACAGTAACCCTGGGTAGTTCTGGAGATACGTTTAGTCTAGGTTCAGGTGTTGTGCAAAGTAATATATTGTATCCTGCTTTTGAAGCTTATCTTTCATCAGACCAAAGTGTTTCAAGTGCAACATTTACAAAAGTTCAAATAAATACAGAAGTATTTGATACCGACAACATGTATGACAACTCAACTAATTATAGGTTTACACCGACAGTCGCTGGAAAATATTTTGTTTATGCAAGTATAAAATTATTTGGAAATGGAGATATAGAAAACTCAAATACACACATCTATAAAAATGGTTCATTATACAGAGGTGCTGCTTTTGACCCAGTAAATACTTCTAATGCTATGAATGCATCAAATCTTTTTAATGCTGCAATAGTAAGTATGAATGGAAGTTCAGATTATTTAGAAATTTTTGGATTGATACAATCTAGTGGTACTACAATTTTTGAAACAGGAACAAAAAATACATTTTTTGGAGCATACAGGATAGGAACATAATGGCAGGAATAATTAAAGTAAATCAGTATCAAGACTTCAATGGTAACAGTATCATGACCAGTGATGGTAGTGGTAATCTTACTACGCAGGAGATTAACTATCCTGCTTTCCTTGCACAAGTTACTTCAAGCACTACCATAAGTGATGATACTGTAACGACTATAATTTTTGGAACTGAGAGTTATGATACCGATAATGTTTATGATAATAGTAATGGAAGATTCACTGTGCCAAGTGGTAAAGCAGGAAAATATTTTATTTATAGTAAAGTTCAATTACAATGTAGTAATGATAATCTTTTTCTAGATGGTCAAATACAAGTATTTAAAAATGGGTCTAATCTTACTACCGCTAGAGTTCAACCTTTGGGAGATGGTAGAGTTTACACTTTAAACGAAAATCTTGCTCTAGATTTAGCAGAGAGTGATTATATAGAAATAAAAGCATACCTTAATGATAATGGTGGCACCCCTCAATATAATGGGGGTGATTTTAGATCATACTTCGGTGCATACAGGATAGGAAGTTAATTATGGCATTAAGTAAAATAGATGGAACAAATTTTGTAGATCCAACACTTCCAGTGGCCTCTGGAGGAACTGGTTTAACATCTGGTTTTAAAAATGGAG